TTAAGAATACATTAAATTTGATATATTTTTCGCTACCTCTTCTTCCAATTCTTGTAGTACATGTGTATACAAGTCCATAGTTATGCCTATAGTACTGTGGCCTAATCTTGCTGATGCGACTTTCATGCTTGTACCGCTTGCTAACATAAGAGTAGCGTTAGTGTGCCTTAAATCATGAAATCTTATATTAGGTAGATTATTTCTATCTATAAAATCTTTAAATATTCTACTAAAGCTATCACTTGCCATGGGAGTACCATCTAACTTGGTAAAAACTAAATTGTATTTATTTTCAAAAGCACCATAGCTTTTTAATTGTAATTGTTTTTGTTTTTTATTATGCTCTTTCAATAGATCCATTAGATGTTTGGGTACAGTTAATGTCCTTATAGAAGTTTCACTTTTTGGTTCTTTGAATATAAATGTTTTATTTAATTTATCTTTAACTAATGTTTTACATATAACTATAGTATTATTATTAAAATTAACATTATCCCATGATAGTCCTAATATCTCTCCAGCTCTTAATCCTAGAGCAATTGCTAGATTAACAGGCATTTCCACTCTAGTATTCTTAGAAAGTTCCAAGAACTGTCTAACTTCTTTAATAGTTAATGCTCTAGCTTTATATTTTTTTATTTTAGGTAACTCTACTAGATCGGATATATTTTTATTTATAATTTGCAATTTATAAGCTTTATTTAAAGCTTTATGTATAACTCTATGATATTGTAATACTGTTTTAGAATTTAATGTTTCAAGCATAGAATTATAAAAATTTTCTAAGTGTAAAGAGTTAAGTTTTTGTAGTTCAATTTCGCCAATAGCAGGACTTATTTGCTTATCTACTATATATTTATACCTACTATAAGTAGTAACACTTAAATTACTTTTATGTTGTTCTAGCCATTGTTTTAAGTATTCTTCAAAAGTTATTTTTTCAGGCATAATAAAGTTACCATTAATAATTTTAGATTTTTCTTCTATCAAGACTTTTTCTGCATCCTTTTTTTTATCGAATGATCCTAAAGCCTTTTGCTTTTTCTTACCAGTTTCTTTATCTCTATATTCTAAAGTAACTACATATTTTTTACCTCTTTTTCTTATAAAAACAGTCTGCATTATACATCCACCTCCTGCATAGATTTTACTTCAAGCTCGGCGGATTTATTTAAGGAAGTTTCTTCCCTGTTCAGTTTACAGTACTCATTTTTTTTATATATTATTTCCCCATCTTTTTTTAAACTTAATACCCCTCTAAAATTAAACATAAATTAAGACTCCTCCCTATAAAGAACATATGTTCAAGTATATTTTAATATTTTTACATAAAATTTTCAAGTTTTAATATAAAATTTTATTTTTAACAAAATTATGACATATTTATTTTAAAAATGTAATTGTCTGTATACAGAATTTTAGGACAAGCTATTACTTAAAAACCTATTTTTCTACATTTTTAAACAAAATAAAAAAGCTAACAAAGATTTAAGAATTCAATAATGTTATGTACATAAATACATAGAATTCTTTTTTTAAAAATCTTTGTTAGCTTCATGCTATTTATATTTTCAGCCAAATGCTATTAATTTTCTTTACTATCAGAAAGAAGAGTTCTTAGCTTCCTTGATAACTCTGCTTCTTTTTCTAACTCTTTATTTCTTTCTTCTAATTCCTTGATATAATTTATCATTTGTTCTCTAGTTATTCCATTAGGGAATATATTTTTATCTAATTCAAATTCATAATGATGTCCATCTATATCTGCCTCTTGAAAAAAACCGTGAGGTTGATCTGTTCTCCCAAGGAGATAATCAACAGATACATTAAAATAATCAGCTATCTGTATTAGCATATCATCTTTAGGAAATCTATTCCCATTTAGCCAGTTACTTACGGTTGGAGGTTCTACATTTAATATTTTGGCTAATTCTTTGCCTTGTATATCCTTTTGTTCTAAAACTATTCTTAATCTTTCTCCAAATTTGCTCAACCCAAACACCTCCTAATTACATTATAAGCAATTTGAAAATTTTAAAATAAAAATTAGCTAAATGAATATTTTTTTTAAAAATATCATAAAATAGTATTGTAATTTTCATTTAGCTAATATATAATAAAATCATAGCAATTAGCAAATTGAAAATTAAAAGTGAGGTGATAAATCATGTATGATAAACTAAAAGGGCTAATGAAAGAAAATCACATTACACAAGTAGAATTAGCGGAAATACTTAATATGACAGTATCTACATTGAATTTTAAGCTTAATGGTAAATCTGATTTTACTATTAAAGAAGGTAAAAAAATTTCAGAATTATTTGGTAAACCTATAGATGAAATTTTTTTTACTTCTGAAATTAGCAAAATGAAAATAAATGTATCCGCTTAATATAGTTTATGTAGTTTCTTAAAAATTAAATAGGGAAACGGAGGATGGAAAAATGGGGAACGAACTACAAATTTTTAAACATACACAATTTGGTGAAATAAGAATGATAAAATTTAAAAACAAACCATATGCAGTAGGTATCGATGTAACAAAAGCTTTAGAATATGCTAATCCAAGTAAAGCAGTAATTCAGCATTGCAAAGGCATTACCAAGTTGGGAATACCTTCGCAAGGAGGTGTTCAGGAAACAAATATTATTCCAGAAGGAGATATTTATAGACTTATAGTTAAAGCAGCCGATCAAAGTAAAAATTCTAAAATTAAAGAGAAAGCAGAAAGATTTGAAAGTTGGATATTCGATGAAGTGTTACCAACTATAAGGAAAACTGGTGGTTATGTTGCAAGTGAAGACCTATTTATTAATACTTATCTACCTTATTTGGATGAGCAAAGCAAAATGGTTTTTAGGAACACCTTAGAAACTGTAAGGAAGCAAAATGAGATCATAGCGTTAAAAGAAAAAGAAATAGAACATAAAGATGACGTTATAGTGGGACTTGTAGATGAAATATCACTAGCAGAGAAAAGGCAAATATTAAATAGAGTTGTTAGGTACAAAGGTGCAAATTATAGAGAACGTTGGAATGAACTATATAAACAATTTGAAATGAAGTATCACATTGAAAGTATAAAAAATAAACTAGAGAAATATAACAAAAATCATAAGCCAAAGTTAAAAAGTAAAGTTGATTACATTGATAAGGTCATGAATAAAATACCAGAACTTTATGAAATAGCTTGTAAACTTTATGAGAATGATGTAATGGAACTTGCTAAAAATCTTTATTCATTGAATGAAGAGGTGGTTTAAATGAATAATTTATATAATTCATTTAAGGAAGCTTTGGCAAAGGTAGAAAAACCTTATAATAAAATAATATTTATTTGTATAGGTACAGACAGGAGTACAGGCGATAGTTATGGCCCTATAGTTGGTAGCATGTTAAAACAAAACAAAAATATCGAGGTATATGGAACCTTGCACGAGCCAGTTCATGCTATGAATTTAAAAAATACACTAGAAAGCATAGATTTAAATAATAATTTAATTATAGCTGTAGATGCTGCACTTGGGAATATAGATAAAGTCAAAAAAATAGTTATTAGAAATAAACCAATTAGACCAGGAAAAGGGGTAGGTAAGAACTTAGGTTTAGTAGGAGACATAAGCATAAAAGGAGTTATTGGGTTAAAATCAGATTTTACATGCTTCGAAATTATTCAAAATACTAGATTAAGTGTAGTTTATGATTTAGCAAAATTAACATTTGAAACTATCTATAGGGTTTTAGAAGAAAAAGCACTTAATGAAGTAGTTTGTACCAAATAATCTTATTGGAGGTAGCAGTATGGAAGATATAAAAGTAACTGTTACACAGGAGAAAAGAGAAGAAACAATAGATAAAATATTAGAACTTGTAGAAAAAGAGTTTGATGGAATAGATATTACAGCAGTGTTTGCTAAGAGATTACTAGAAGATGCTATAAAAATTTTGGAATATAGATGCATGGAAACATCACTTAGATTTATAAGAAAAGGGTAAGATGGAGGGGAATAAATCTTAGGAGGAATCCCCAAAGTGGCAGTATTAAAAACAAAAGAATATAGAAGAATGAGAAACTTGAGCATTAGTAAATTAAGTTACAAAAGTAAAGTAGCCAGGGGTTATATTACAGAACTAGAAAAAGGAAAATATGAAAATCCTGGCTTACAAACAATATGTAGATTATGTAAGGCACTTAAAGTTACACCAAATGAACTAATAGATAAAGAAATTTGGAGGTGGTGGTAATGACAGAAAAACAATTTGAAGAATTACCCATGATGCTTACAGTAGATCAAATGAGAAAGGTTTTAAATATAGGTAAAAATTCTGCATATGAACTTATATACCAAAAAAATTTCCCAATTTTAAAATTAGGGGAAAGAAAAATAAGAATACCTAAAAAAGATTTGTTAATTTGGATAGAAAGTAATACAAAAAATTATGAAATAAGTTAAGCAAGGCTGAAAAGCCTTTTTAAAAAATTTTACTACAGCAAAAATGCATATACTTCTCTAGTTTATGTATATGCTAGAACATTGTAAATAGTACCAAAATCCTTGTAACTAAATGAACTAATTAGAGCGGGAGTAGGCGAAGATAAGAGCCAAACCAAAATAAAATGTATGGCCACTGCGATAACAGTTAGTTGATTTAGTTACAAGGAGTATAAAGAGGTACAAAATAAAGGAGGAAACTTAAAAATGAGTCAAAAGAAAATATTTGAATTATTTATTGTAAATACAATGGATATTACAACAATAAAGGAATGTAAGCGAATGAAGAAAGGTACTCGCCTCAAAAAACAAGTGCATCATTTAAAGTTTTATAAAAATGGTAGAAACATAACTGCGGTAATGACAAATGAAACAGGAGCAATTAAAGGAGTGGGGATTGCTAAATGTAACCAAAAAGATAGATTTGATATCAGAAAGGGGTTACAACTAAGCGAAATGAGAGCTAGAGAAGATTTTTATAGAAGTACAGCTAATCGTTTTTTATGGGAGGAATTTTAATGGCAAAATTATATGAACTAACACAAAATTATAAGAATCTTTTGGATTTAGCAGACAATCCAGAAGTACCAGTAGAAATGCTAAAGGAAAGCTTAGATAACATAGCAGAGGAAATAAACACCAAACTAGAAAATGTGGCAAAAGTAATTAAATCTATAGAGGTGGATGCTAAAGGTTTAAAAGAAGAAGAGAAGAGGTTAGCAGATAGAAGAAAGTCTTTAGAAAATAGGATAGTTAATTTAAAGGAGTATGCAGAAAACTCCATGAGAGCCACAGACATTAAGAAAATAAGGTGAATAAATGATTACAAATGAATTTAATGCTGAACTACAAGCTGAAGTAACAGAAATTAATAATGATAGCATGGCAGCAGTGAAAACTTCAAACGGACTAAGTGAACATAAAAAATTTGTACTTGTAGAATTGCCGATTGACAATCAATATCCGTATATAATTTTTCAAAATTTATCGCATGAAGAAAGGATTAAATGTTGTGAAATGCTTGAAAAGATTGTAATAGGAGAAACCTATTCAGAGTTAGAGTAAAATAGTATTAGAGTAACCGTATTAGGAATGGCAAAATAGGTGCTCTTCAAAGCACCTATTCAAGTAAAACTAAAAATCGGGTAAGAGCTCTGCAAAGCTCTTGTCCTCTAGTATAGCACACATATAAATATTTTCTCAATATTTAGTTTATGGATAAAAATAAAAAATATACATGGGGGATGGAAGAAATGAAAAGAATAGAAGTTTTATATCATTTAGATTCTCTTTTAGAGAGAAACATTGGAGAAGATAAAAAGGCCCTTGTAGTAGCTAAAAAAGCGGTAAGTAAGGAGTATAGATATAAGTTTTGGGCTAATGTAATTATTCTTATAGCAACAACAATAATATTTGGGAGTTTTGTAGTAATGTCTTACTTTATCTATAGATAAAAAAGAAAACAAAAGAAAGGACTGATATAGTGCCAATCATCAGAAAAGAAAAACAAGATTTTTGGATGGCTGACAAGGTGATTATTGAAGATAAAACAAAAGAAAAATATATCTATAAAATTTTAAGAGATTGCTCTTGGAACATAATGACTAAAGAGCAATGGGATTCTTTCAAGAAAGAAATAGACAGTTTTTATGAGAAGTTTGCAGTCCAAGAAATTGTGGCCATGGATGAGAAAATAAATTATAACAATAAAATGAAAAAGCATAAAAAGACAAAAGGATATGTTTATTTAATTCAATCAAATGATGGTTTTATAAAGATTGGAAGAACTATAAATATTAAAAAAAGATTTAAGACTTTATCTGTTCACCTACCTTATAAGATAAGACTTTTAGGAATTATAGAAACTAATGATTATATAGGTTTAGAAGAAGAATTGCATTGTAAATATGCTGAGAAAAGGGTAAATGGAGAATGGTTTAAATTAAATGAAAATGAAATAAATGAGTTGCTAAAGCTGGTGAATGTATGAAGTATACAATACATGGTTTTAATCAAGAAAAAGCAGTAGAACTTGGATTAGACAATGATGATTTACTGATACTAAGATACTTCATAGATTTTAAAGATAGCGGAGCAATGTTTTCAACAATAATAAAAGATAAGACTTTTTACTGGATAAAATATGAAGCAATATTAGAACAGCTGCCAATACTAAAATTAAAAAAAGATAGTGTTTATAGACGTTTAAAGAAAATGTGTGTATCTGGAATACTTGAACATAAAACTATAAAGAAAAATGGAACTTACTCTTTTTATGGTGTTGGTAAAGAATATATGAAATTGGTATCAGATTCAAATAGTTTGGACAACAAGGTATCGGATTTAAATCCGAGAGGTATCGGAAACAAATCCGTACCCTATCGGAAACAAATCCGTACCCTATCGGATTTAAATCCCGACCAAAATATTAATCTATTAAAAGATTCATCTATTAGTAGTAGTAATAGTAATAAAGGAAATATAGAAGTATTTAAACATTTTGAAAAATGTAATTTTGGATTACTTAGTCCAATGCTTATGGAAAAGATAGCAGTAGATATAGAAATATATTCTAAAGAATGGGTTATGAAAGCAGCAGAAATATCAGATGAAGCAGGTGTGCATAGATATGACTATGTTAAAAGCATATTGGAAAGATGGAAAGCTAGTGGAGGAATTAAAGAAAAAAGGGAAGTGAAGGGTGATGCCAATAGAAGAAATTATAAAAAGAATACAGGAGAGAGCAAAAGCAAATGGGGAGGATACAAAGCACCAACTCCAAAACTTAAAGGAGAAACCGATACAACAGGACTTATATGATCCATTTGAAAAAGAGAAAAATAATTGTACAGAATGTGATGGTTCAGGATGGATTATAGAAGAAAGAGAAGATAGTCAGCCTATTTTTAAAATGTGTAAGTGCCAACAAATTGAGAAAGCTAAAAGATTATGGAAAGCTTCAGGGATTAATCCAGAGCAGTCTAAACAAACTTTTAGAAACTATATTCCGTATAACGATATAACTGAACTAGCTAAAAATACAGCAATTGAGTACTATAAAAATTTTGAAAATATAAAGGATTTAAGACGTAATAGCATAGCTTTTATAGGTCAAGTTGGCAGTGGTAAAACACATTTAAGCATAGCTTTAGCAGTAAATTTTTTAGAAATTAAGAAGATACCAGTAGTATATATGCCATATAGAGATGTGGTTACTAGTATAAAACAAAATATGTTAGATAAAGAATATTACATTAAGCAGCTAAGTAAATACCAACTAGCGAAGATTTTGTTAATAGATGATTTATTCAAAGGTAAGGTTACTGAATCAGATATAAACATTATGTTTGAGATTATAAATTACAGATATCTTAATTATTTACCAATAATAGTTAGTTCTGAATTTGCTGCAGATACGCTTTTAAATTTTGATGAAGGTGTTGGAAGTAGAATAATTGAAATGGCAAAGGATTATACGGTAGAGATTACAGGAAAAGAAAATAATTATAGATTAAGAGCATAAGGGGGATAAAAATGGGAATATGGATTAGAAGTCAAAATAAAGACACTTTAGTGTGTTGTAAAAATATAGAGATTGATGGAGAAAGTGTATACGGTGCTCATTATTTTCTAGGAGAATATGCTACGGAACAAAGAGCATTAGAAGTATTGGATGAGATACAAGACAGAATGATAAAAGGTACAAGGTTTGATGATATATACAATGGGAAAAGAACAACTAGAGATTTTGTATTCCAGATGCCACAGGAATAGGAGGTTTAGAGATGCAGAATAAGGAGATTATAGAAAAAATAAAAAAATTATACAACAAGGGACTTACACAAAAACAAGTAGGAGAAAAATTAAATATTAATCAAAGTAAAGTATCATATTTGATGAAAAAATACAATATAAAACCAAGAAATAGTGTTTGGTCACAAGAGGAAGAAGAATATTTGCAAAGACGTTATGGTAAAACAACGCTTAAAAGAATAGCTAAAAAACTTGGTAGGAGTGAAAATGCTATAGAAATTAAGGCTAGTAGATTAGGACTTTCTAGTGCATTAGAAGCTACAGGTGAATTAACAGCAGCAGAGATTGCAAAAGTATTTAAAATAGATGCACATGTGGTTGTTGATAAATGGATAAAAGATAAAGGTTTAAAGGCTCAATACAAAGCAATTAAATATAAAAGAAAGTTTTGGAGAATAAAAATAGAGGATTTTTGGAAATGGGCTTATGTCAATAAAGAGATAATTAATTTTTGTAAATTAGAAAAAAATATATTAGGGAAAGAACCAAACTGGGTAGATAAAGAAAGAAAAAAAGATTTTAAAGAAAAACCTAAAAGACAACACCAGTTTTGGAATGAATTAGAGGATAGAAAATTAAAAAACTTATGGAAAAGTTCAAAAAGTATAAAAGAAATAGCAGAAATTTTAAATAGGAGTTCAAGTAGTGTTAGACATAGATCAAAAAGATTAGGTTTAAAACCTTATAAAAAAGTAAATATACCTTGGACAGATGAAGAAGTAAACACAGTAATAAAAATGAAAAAAGATGGAGCATTAGATAGAGAAATAGCATGGGAACTTGGAAGAAGTACTGGGAACATATCTTGGAAGAGAAAAGAACTTATAAAACAAGGTAAATTAGATTGGCAATATAGAAGAATGGAGGCTTAAAAATGATAACTGTATTAGTTAAAGAAATAGAGAATAAAGGAATAGAAGATATAGAAACACTTAAAGAGGAAAATGAAATTTTAAAGGTTGTTCTAAAAGAATATGTAAAGAAAAGTATGGACTATGAGGAATTATTACTAGAGAGTTTGGATTTATTGGACAGATACCAGGAAGAAGTAGAAAAATTGAGTCTAAGAGCTAATCTGTGGGCAGATGAAGTAGCTAAGCAGTATTTTATAACTGAAGATTTAGACGAAGCTTTAAGAGCAGTAAGCAAAGAAATAGTGTTATATGAATTAAATAAAAATAATGATGTAGAGGAGGAATAATTTAATATGGAAGATGTAAGACAAGTCTTATATGAATGCATAGAGAAGTACGGTTTAAATGATATAAGGACCATAAAGAAGAGTAAAGAACTAGAGGAATTAATCTTAAAGAATATGAGAGGTTAAGGGAGATGGAAAAGTAGTGCAATTAATGGTACTAGATAAAAAAGACACATGGGAAAAACAAGCAGACAAGCTTGTAGAGGAAACTAAAGAAGTACTAGAAGCAATACAAGAGAGAGATAAAGAACATATAGCAGAGGAAATTTTAGATGTTATACAGGTGTGCGTAGGTATGTTAGATACCTTAGAGGAAGAAGGTTACAGCTTAAAGCAAAGGATATGCAAACATTTAAAGAAACTAAGAAAGAGGGGCTGGAAAACTAAGAAGTTAATAGTATTTCAAGTTTTTAATTGGAATTAGGAGGGAGCATTATGAAAAATACATTAGGAGATTTAAATAATCATTTGTTTATGCAACTTGAGAGATTAAATGATGAAGATATAGAAGGAGAAGAATTGAAAAAAGAAATAACTAGGGCTAAGGCAGTAACAGGAATAGCTTCACAGATAGTTTCTAATGCAAATGTTATATTACAAGCTAAAAAGTTGCAGGCAGAAACACTAGGAAGAGATAATACAGAAATGCCTAAAATGTTGGAGGGTTAATAGATATGGCAGGGAGAACAACTGGAAGTAAAAACAAAGTTCTTCATATATGGAGTAAAGAAGAAAAAGAATATCTTAAGCAAATAACACCAGGACATCATTATAGGCAAATTCAGAATTTTATAAATAAAAAATTTGATTTAAATCTTACTTTGGGTCAAATAAAAGGTGCGATAAGTAGATATAAATTAAATACTGGATTTACAGGACAATTCAAGAAAGGGAATGTACCAGCTAATAAAGGAATAAAAGGTGTATATGCCAAGGGGTGTGAAAAAACATGGTTTAAGAAAGGTAGTACTCCAATAAATCATAGACCAGTAGGAAGTGAAAGAATAACAGTAGATGGATATACAGAAATTAAAGTAGAAGAGCCGAATAAATGGAGGCTAAAGCAGCAGTTGATTTGGGAAAAATACAATGGACCAGTTCCGAAAGGATATGTTGTTATTTTTGGTGATGGTAATCAACATAATTTTAATCCTGATAATCTTATTCTGGTATCAAGACAACAGTTATTGATACTGAACAGAAATAAACTAATACAAAAAGATGCTGATTTAACAAGAACTGCAATTATTATAGCAGACTTGCATCAAAAAATAAGCCAAAGAAAAGCAAAATAATAAAGTGCAGAAGTAGCTAATTAATACTTTAGGTACAGGCTAACTTTGGACATGCTTATACTTATTGTGTACTAGAGTATTAATACTATAATACGAGGTGTTTTTATGGAAATAAGCAAAGAGGAGTTTGTAAAAAACATATTAAAAGCACAAGCAAAAAGAAGACGTAGGAGAGAACAGGAGTATAAGGCAACGGTAATTGAAAGCATGAACAGGTGCAGAAAGAGAAGCAGTAAAAGGCATATTAGATTGGAGGGACAGAGATGAATAGGAGCAAATATGGAGCTAAGAAAATTGTCATAGATGGAATTACTTTTGATAGTAAGGATGAAGGGAAATATTATGAGTATCTTAAAAAACTTAAATCCCAAGAAAAAATTTTAAATTTTGAGTTACAGCCTAAGTATGAATTACAACCAGGATTCAAGAAGAATGGAAAGACATATAGAGCTATAACATATGCACCAGATTTTTTAATATATCATCTTGATGGTACAGAAGAATTAATAGATGTTAAGGGGATGAGTACCCAACAAGGAGAAATGAGAAGGAAAATGTTTGATTACAAATATCCAGATCTAAAACTTACATGGGTAGCAAGATCCTTAAAATATAGTTCAATTGGATGGATAGAGTATGACAAATTAAAAAAGATTAGAAGGGAGAATAAGAAATGCAAGAGATAAAAGAAATAAAGGATTTATCAAAACAAGTATTGGCAGTAGATATAGAAAGTCCAATATTCAAAAATATGATGGATACACTAAATGGAAAAATAATAGAGGTAATAAAAAATGTTTACAATGAAGAATTCGAGAGCGGAGATATAGCTTTAAAAATGACTTTATCAGTTCCTAAAACTATAAAAGAAATACCTGCGCAAAATGAATTTGGTGACCCTATAGTAAAGACAATAAAATATAAAGCACTGCAGTTTAAACATAATATAACTTCTACATTAAAAAAGTAGATAAAGATGAAGATTACTATTATGGAGATAAAGAACTAAAAAAAGATGAAGAAGGTAATTTCATAGAAAAGCCTATACAGAATCCACAAGTTACTATGTTTGATTAATGAGCTAAAGGAAGTGTAGTAATTGAACAGAGCAGATAAAAGAAGGCAAGTAAGAGAAATTGATAAGATGATGAAATCTATACAAAGCCTAACCCCTACACAAGTAAAAGCAATGAATTATGTAACTAATGAAAAGGTAACAGCAGTTTTAGTGAGCTATCAAAGAGTTATAAATGCTTCATTGGTTGAGTATGGACTTAACTATAGTGAAATAGAAAAAATATTCAATATGGCTACAGATTTTATGAAAGAGGAAGATGAAAAATCTTATAAGTTAAATGAAGAATTAAAAAGGAGTGGAAATATACAAATGGCAAAGAACAAAATTGAAAAAGGTGTATTAGACTTAATAAATTCAATGTTAGATGGTGGAAAGAAGAAAAATGAAATTACAGAAGAAACCCTATTTAAATTTCCTAATATGAGTAAAGCGATGATAATAAATGCTTATCAAGAGGCGAAGGAACAGAGAAAAACAGAAAGAGCAGCAAATAAAATAATGGATATTATAGATGGTGAAAATGAAACAAAGGATAAAAAAGAAAAGTTAAAAGAATGGGATAAAAAATATAATCCTAATGGTAAATTAGCAGCAGAAGTAAAAGAAATAGAAAAAGCAGAAAAAGTTATAAAAGAAGATAAAGAAGTTAAGGAGGACAAACCCATGGGAAATAAATTAAAAGTACTGTCTATGACAGTAGAAGGAGAGAACGGAAAATATAAAGTTTGTGAAAAAGGTGTAGAGTTACAGAATAAAGGTTTAACAATGTTCTTTGAAAATATAGAACAGCTAGAAAACTTTACAGAAGAGTACAAGCAAGTTTTTGAAATGGTTAAATAGGTATGGCTATGATAATAGAAAAAAAGGGAACGGACTTTGATAGTCTGTTTCCTGAAGATGTAAACCAGTATTATGATATAGCCAATAAGTTTTTAAACCTAAGTACTGAGGACCATTTAACCGCATTTGAAATAAGTAAAAAAGCATGGGTTCTTTCAGATAGATGGGCAAATATAGCATCTAATGCCGGAAAATTAGCATTAAAAGAAAAGTTTAATAAAACAGATTTAAAAGATTACTGTTATAGAAAATATAGACAGATGCAGTATATACATGAATTTACTAGAATGCTATGGAACAAAGGAGAACAGGGGCAAAGAGAGAAGAGAGTCGGAATATGAATTTTATATGCAATAAGGAAGGGAGATACCAAGATGGCTAAATTAGAAGGTGTTGAGTATATAAGAACTTTAAAGGATACTCCAGAACCGTACTTGATGTACTTGAAACGTCAGATGGTACGAAAGTGCGTTATATAGACGATACAAATACAGAAAGAACTGTAAAGATAGATTCATTTAGACAATGGGTTAAAAAGAATTACTATTGATGTATATGAACAAGATATGTCGCATTACAAATATATTAAGTACCTATAGGTATATATCTAGGCACTTTTATACCTATAGTGTACTAGAGTAATAAAACAGTAATACATGGGGGTTAATATGGATAACAAACAAAAGGCAGAGAAAACTTATATACTTTTACAACAAAGAAGAAGAGATAGAGAAAGAAGAAAAAAGCAAGATTATATGGACCATGTAATTTGTAATATGGATAGAATCTTGAAAAAGAACTATGGAAGAAAGGTGAAACAAATTTGAAAATAATTATACCAGGAGAAGCAAAAGGAAAAGCAAGACCACGTATGAGTACTAAAACAGGCATAGCATATACACCTAGGGAAACGGTATTATACGAAAATTGGGTAAAAGAGTGTTATTGCATTAGCAAGTATAAAAAACATCTTAAAGGAGCAATTAAAGCAGAAATAAAGGTGTATATGAGTATACCTAAGAGTGTTAGTAAGAAAAAAAGAGAAGAAATGATAGAGGGGAAAATAAGACCGACTAAAAAACCAGATGTAGACAATATAATTAAGATCATCTTAGATAGCTTAAATGGACTAGCATATGATGATGATAAGCAAATAGTAGATTGTTCTATAAGCAAATGGTACGGAGAGAATCCAAGAGTAGAAGTTATTTTGGAGGAAGCGTAATGGAGCTACAGAAACTAACAAAAGCTATATGGGATACAAGTAGAAGAATAGAAGATTGTGTTAATACTCTAGGCAAGAAAGCTAAGGAGTATGCAGAAGCTGAAAAGGAATATAGATTAGCTTTAGGAAAAGAGATTATGTTGTTAAGAGAGCAGAAAGTACAAGCTACATTGATACCCGACATAGCTAGAGGAAATACAGCAGAATTAAAGTTTAAAAGAGATTTAGCAGAAGCAACTTATAAGACTTGTAAAGAAATGCTACAAGCCTTACAAGCAGAATTGAGTGGTTACCAAAGTATTTTAAGAACACAACAAGATATTTAAGGGAGGTAAATATGGAAATAGGGGTTTTAAGAGTAAAAATAATACCATATAAAACCTTTAAAGAAAGGATACAACTAACTCGAATAAATGAAGCAAAATACAAAGTAGAAAATATGGATGGGTTTTTATATATGGTTAGGAGGTTTTAAAGTGGGGAGAAAAAGGAAACCAGTGGACTGGGAATTATATAAAGAACTTAAAGAAAAAGGGTTAACGGATTTACAGATAGCAATACGTATGGGAATGTCACAAGGGCAATTATCAAAACAGAAAAGGATTAAGAAAGATGGTGAGGACCCTTATGATTATAGAAATAGTCTATAGCTTAATAATTATAGGTATCACAATAGGGTTAGCAGTTATAAATGTAAAGAAAGAACCTAGGATAATATGTAATTATAATTGCAAGACATGTAAGGAAAAAGATGTTTGCGGTATAAGGAGGAAGGATGAAAATTTGGAATAAAATATCCGATTATGTTTGGACAGGAGTAAATATTAATTTTATAGTTTTATTGAAGTAGGGAGGGACTAGATGGATAAAGAAACATTTAGAAAGACAGAAAGAATGTTATACAACTATTTTAAAAAGGAAGAAGTAATTAAATATAAAAAAGATGTTATAGAAGTATTAAAAAAGAGAATAGGACAGTTAGAAGAAAGAATAAAAAATACTAATGTAAATATAGACTATGATCTGCAAGCTGTATCATGTGGGGAGAGGGTACAAACATCTAGTGCTGGTACAAGTTATGCAGAAAGAGCAATAGTGCAAGCAATAGATAGATTGATAAGAGAACAGGCAGATAAGAGGCAAGAAATACTTAATTTAGAAGAGGATATAAGTAATATAGAAAAGGACAGTAAAGCAATAGAATTTAATATAAGGATGCTAAATGAAGAAGATAAAGAATTTATAAAGTTAAAATATAAACAAGAATTAAGTGTAGAACAAATAGCAGATGAATTAAATATGAGTAGAGCAGCAGGATATAAAAAAAGAGAAAAGATAATAAAAAATATAATACATTGGAATGAAGTTATAAAAAAGTAGACAAAAAGTAGACAAAGTGTAGACAAAAGTAAAGTTAAGCTGTGTTATAATAGTAGTGTAGAAATAGCAGGGATTTATCGTACAGAAGGCAACTGCTAAAATAAAAATATAATATATTGTGTATGTACTAAAAAGCACTTAACTATAAGGTGGGTGATTCGCTCTCTACTAGAGGTTAGGTGCTTTTTAAAAGGAGAGTAAAGTATATGTTTAACACAGAGATAGTGTATAAAGCAAATGGTTCACCGGATATGTCTAATATAGAGGAAGTAGAAAAAACAACTTGTTTAATATGCGGTAAAGAAATAACAGAAGGAATTCCAAGCAAAAAAGTATTATCAGGTAAATTTACTAATTGGGGAGAATGTAAAGATAAAACAAGCACTCATGTGTGTAGAGAATGTGCATTTTGCATCAAAGAAGGAAGTTTAAGAAAAAACAACTTTGTAGCAGATAAAAAAAATATATATTTGCTTAAAAAAAATGACTTAGAAAATTACTTATTCAATTTAGAACGATATGTAACAGGCGAATTTGTGGTAGGAGTTACGCAGTCGTTCAAGAAACATAATAGCTTCAGATGCAGAGTTAACAATTCTACTAGATGTTTCTATATCAGAGAAGAAGATAGAGAATATCTATTTGATACAACTAAACTAAAAAAAGTATATGATCTATTGAATGAAGCATATCTACAATTTTCAAAAGATGAACTAAAGACAGGTCAATATAAGTTGATTAGTATTGAGCAGTTTGGTATTGAAAAATTCGAGCAGTTTGAAAGTGTATTTAAGCAGTATAGAGGTAGTGCTCAATTTGATTTGCTTATTTATATTCTCAACTCTGAAAAAAGAAATGAGTTTATTAAAGAAAAAATGAGGCTTGAGAAAGAAGAAAAAGCTAAATTAAAAGCTCTTGAAAAAGAGAAAAAGAAACTAGATAAAAATAAAACTATTAAAAAGAAAAAATGAAGGGAAATTGATATTATAGATAACCAAATAAGTTTATTCTAGGAGGTATAGCGATGTATGAATTAACTAGAGAAAATGTACAAAATATGTCAGTAGGTACATTAATAGATATATGGGCTCAAATAGATTGGGATAAGGTCACAGGTCAAAGAGCAATGGGGATATGGGATGAATTCGCTTCAAAAGTTAAAGCGGCAGCACTAACTACAAACTCTTACGAGAAATTCATAGAAAAGCTATGTAGAAAGATGGAGGTAAGATCGCTAAAGTTCAGAGAAATAAACGTAATTTCTCAAGAAAGCGAAGAATTGAAAAAAGCTGTTTTAAAAATGTTCAGAGAAGAAACGCAACTTTTAGTATTAAAACTTAGATTAAACAAGCAAATTCGTAAAGAACAAGCCGCTCAAGAACAAGCTAGAAAAGAGAAAGAAAAAGTCTTAAATGAAAAGTTAGATAATTTCAAAGTAAATTTTAATAATAAAGGAGTTGTAGCACATGAAAACTAATATAAGAATGAAATTATTAAGTCCTTTAATGCATTTTGGTGATGAGAGATTAGGCACTATGCAAGCTACAAGAACAATGAAATATGAGTATAAAGGTGAATATATAGATGTTCCAGTTTATTCAGGGAATTCTTTTAGAGGTGAACTTAGAAGAATAGCTATGCGTGATTTTTTAGACCATATAGGTATTACAGAAGAAGGGATATCAGCTAAGCTATACTATATGCTTTTTACAGGTGGAGCTCTTACAAGTGGTAGCAGATATAACGAGATTGGAAAAAAGAGAGAAATGAGAAAACTATGCCCTCCACTCAGCTTATTTGGAACTGCTCTTGGAGATCAAATTCCAGAAGGTAAAATGAAGATTCCTATATTTATTCCTATCTGTCAAGAAACTACTGAATATACAGGTATAGAAAGTAATTTAAGTTTTTATGATATGCTGCAGGATGTATTCTATACAAGACGTGATGATTTAAAATCTAAAGATTTTAATATAACTGATGAAACTAAGCATGATAATGCTGTACAAATGAAATATGAAGCACAATGTTTATCTGCTGGTACAGAGATGACAGGAAACTTAGTTATAGAAAATGATAATGAAATAGAAATAGCTTGTTTAAAGTCTATACTTAAAAAATTTGAAGATATGCCTTACATAGGCGGTAAAAGTGCTGCAGGTCATGGAGAAGTTAAAATAAGCTACTCTATAGAAGCTGATGAAAATACTTACTATAAGTATTTAGAAGAAAATAAAGAAGATATAAGGAACTGGATTAGAGAAATAGAAGCTATCCTGTAAGAAACAGGATAACTTCTATTTTAAAAGGTGGGGATTGTCTAGTGGATCGTCTAAAGAATGTAAAAAATATATGTGGTGGATTGAGAAATACGCCTATAAATAAAAAAAAATATATTTTTCCTAAATGCAAAGGTTATGAGGAACAAATAGCAAAAATGGAAGGTTTAAGTAGACTATTTGCTTTCCCTAATAAACCTACTCTTGATAATGACTTAACTATATTAGACAGTGGTGCTTACAATCTATATAAAAATGGTGGTCATATAGATAAAGGATATATGGTTCAACTTAGTAAACATTATGAAAAGTATTGGAATAAAAAAGTAATTTGTGTAGCACCAGATGTTTTTCTGAATCCCATGCAATCTATGTGGAATATGCGTAAATGGTTTCAAAATAATCTATTTCCTCATGTTGCTGCAGTAATACAAGCAGAGAGAATGAAATACATAGATTTAAATATGCTTAAATATCAAGTTGATTATTATTCTAATTTTACTGAAATAATGTTTTTCAGTAATAATGGTTTAACTGGTGAAATGGCTAAAATGTTTAAACTCGAAGAACTGTTCAAATATATGAAAGAAACGCATAAAGTTAAATGGATTCATATTCTAGGTGCAGGTTGGAGTCTAAAAGATATAAAAGATTGGTGCACTATAAATTACTTTGATAGCTTAGATAGCATAGCTTATTATAATTGTAGCGATGAAGAATTCGCAAGTACTGAACCTATTGAAAATATAAAAAATATTATTAAATTAATGGAGGAAATTAATAATGTTTAAAAATTTTAAAGTTGTAGCACATATGGCTGCTCCTATTGCAATTACAGATTTTATAACATTAGATAGTATTATAAGTGCTGCTAAAGCGAAAGAACTATTAAAAGATGATTATTATGCAGGTGCAAATGTATGCGGCACAAAAGAACAAATAGATGAATACTTAGGAAAGCTATTAGATAAGCAATACAGAGTATATTGTACAAGCGCAGGCGTAGGAGATAATAAAGAATTTATAACTTCTTGGTCTAAACGTTGGGATGATAAAAATGATGATATGGTGAATGGTTTTAGAGGTAAAGTAAGAGTCGATACAGGTGCAGGATATTTTAAAAATTATCATATGCCATTAGTAGTTAAAGCTTATAAGACAATAAGCTTTTATGTTAGGGGTGATTTAGAAGAAGTTAAAAGGCTTTTAGAAGAGCATATATATTATTTAGGCAAGAAAGGTTCACAAGGATATGGACAAGTGCAAAAATGGGAATTTGAAGAAATTGAAGAAGATTACTCTTTATTTAAAGACGGAAAACCTATGAGACATATTCCTGTGACAGAGTGTTTGAATTATATAAAACGAAACAGCAATAATGATATTAAAATGCAAGAAAAGGCTATAATACCACCTTATTGGAGAGAAGATAATAGGGAAATATGCATAATGCCAGAGGTGATTTAAATGTTTGATTCTGCTTCAGAATTTGCAAGAGAAGTTGGAGTGAACAGAAGAACAGTTATAAACTGGATTAAACAGGGTAAAATTAAAACTTTTAAGAGAAAAGGGAAGCTATATAAGATACCAGAAAAAGAAGGGAAAAAGATAAAGCATTTAAAAAAGCCTTACAGAAAATGTCAAATGCCTTGGAATATAATAGAAGAAAATCTTATAAGATATAGTCCACATTTAAAAGATGAGGAAATAGCAGAATTAATAGCTAGGACTCCTGAGGCTGTAAGAGTCCACAAAACTATTATGAGAAAAAAAGGATTGATAAGATAGGCGGTGAGATACTTGAAAATAGGAAAAATAATAGAAACACAGCAACCAGGAATATATAAGCAATTAAATAAAATTAGAAAACAGAATAAGAAAAAGTGTAGGAGAGGTAAGAAAGAAGACCTCTCCTTTTCTGATGTTATAGAATTGATGCAGCAGGATAGTTATTACAGGGGTAGAGGTGGAAGCATAAAGCAAAGAACATGGGGAAATAGATTAAGTTAAATTATGTAAAGTTATGTTAAAATAAAATATTTTTTATAAAGACAGGTGAAAACATTGAAATTAAGTTGTGAATATAAAACAGAGAAAATTCCTGTAGCTTATAACATGATGTTTGTAAGTTTAATAAAAGAATCTTTAAAGGAAAGTGATGAAGAATATTTTAGAAGTTTGTATATGTATGAAGATACAAAGAAAAATAAAAAAACTAAGGACTTTTGTTTTTCTTTATATTTGAAAGATTTTATCAAAGAAGAAGATATATTTATTATAAAAGATAAGATTATTTTTAATATAAGTTCTCCAAACTATGAATTTATGATAAAGCTATATAATGGACTTTTAAATATTAAAAATTTTCAATATAAAAATTTTTTTATAAATAAGGTAAAGATTAATTTAATAAATGATAAAGAAATAAAAAATGAACAACCAGTATTTAATACATTATCACCAATTTGTGTAAAAGATAAAGAAAATAAATATTTAAATATAGATGATTGTAATTTTAATAAAGAATTGAATTATATAACTAATAAAACACTTGAAAATTTCAGAGGATATGGACTTTTAGAGGAATTAAAGTTTTATCCAATAAAAATGAGAAAGAAAGTAGTAAAAGAAGATATTACTTCATTTAGAGAAAATACCAAAAAATATTATTATGTAAATAGTTATGCTGGAACATTTAAGTTAGAGGGAAATATAAAGGATTTAAAAGACATTTACAGGTTAGGGTTAGGATTTCATAGAAATCAAGGTTTTGGAATGATAGAAGCTAAGGAGTTTTAACTATAACATAATTCATAGTTATGCGTGTCAAGTAAAATATTAAAATAATTTGCAAAACAAACAAATAAGCACATAGCGACGAGGTGAGTGTATGGCAAGAGCAAGAAGTCCAAACAGGGATAAGGCATTTGAAATATATAAGAATTATGATGGAAGTATCACTAATAGAGAAATAGCTGATATGCTAAAAGGCACTTAGGATAGTAGTACTCTCCCAACTACTAACTAGGTGCTTTTTACTTACCTAAAATAGTTTAGGAGATTATATTCATATATATGGACACTGTAACAGGTGTCCATTTTATTTTGTTTAGAAATCAAGGAGGAGTTAAATGAGAATATTAGCATGGATAGGCTTTATGTGCAACATACTTAATTTGCTATATTATATAAACGGCACAATAAAAGAAAAGACAATAGCAAACAGAACAGGTAGTTTTGTCGCAATGATATTATATGTAATATCTACTGCTTTCTTTTATATGTATTTATTTTAAAGGAGATATAAATGTTATTTAAATTATGTCCTTACTGTGGTATTAAAGTACCTTATGATATGGAAGATTGTATAAACAAATGTAAGGAGCAAAGAAACAAGTCAAGAAATAGACAGTATGATCTATACAACAGAGATAAAGAAAGCACAAAGATATATAGAGATAAACGTTGGATAAAGTTAACACAGCAATGTAAAAGCAAATTTGATGGGATAGATATATATCAACTATATAAGTATGGGAAGATAACTAAAGGAGAATTATCACATCACATAAAAGAAATAAAAGAAGATAAGAAAAGGATATATGATATAAGCAATTTAATATATCTAAGCAATAAAAGCCATGCAGAGATACATACAGCTTATAAGAAAAGTAAAGAGGATAAGTTAGCTATGCAAGCTTATTTATTTAAGATAGTACAAAGATATAAGGAAGAATATAAATAGGAGGTGAGAACAATGGACTACGACCAAAGATATAACCAAGCGTTAGGTTATATGCTAGACCTATACACAGATAACCATATAGTAGATAGTGTAACAACAGAACAATTCAAGGAACTATTCTCTATGTTTATAGATAGTAAGAAAGACATAGAGAATATACTATATGACAATGAACTAAGGGGGAGAGATAGTTATATTAGATGATACTATTGTAACAAGGACAATGAGTAATAGCTTAGCTAGTAAAAGAATAGCACAGGATATATGCGATAACATGAGAGATGTGTTAAGCAATATGTAAGGTGGGATAGGATAGTATGTTAATAGAGATATTAAGTGATGGCAACATTACAAGCGTTAAGATAGATGGGGAAGAACAGAAGGCTATTAAGTCTATTAAGTTTGAACACAATGCGAATGAAGTAGCGACACTTGATGTTAGTTACTTTGTAAGTAAACAGTTATAGGTTATACATAGTGATGTTCGTTACATGTAAGTGCATTGTATAAGAATTAAAATATAACTACCCGATAAAACTTATAAAAATACGAATTATTTTTTATTTTTTTTATTTTATTGTTCGTGATTTTGAAGAGGAGGGGATAGAAAAAAGTTTTAACCTTTGTCAGCGTGACCGCATCCCCCATCTCGTAAGAAAAAATATCGATTTTTCAATAGGGGTGGTTTAGAAAAGAGGTGGAAAGATGGAAGAAAATAATAAAATACCAAAAGCACCTAGTTTTTTAAATAAAGAAGCTAAGGATAAATATTATAATATAGCAGAAATGTTAGTGGAAGAGGGAAAATGGAAAAATGGTGATGATATAGCTTTAATTGCTTTATGTTCTAATTACCAACGTTGGGTGCAAGCTGAAAAAGCCATAAAAGCTAACAAAGATTTATGTTTTGAAACTGAAAGCGGATATAGGCAACAGATACCAGAAATATCTATAGCAAACAATGCTATGAAAAGTATGTTGAGCTTTATAAAAGAGTTTAGTTTAACACCACGTGAAAGGGTTAAATTAAAAGAAATGATGTTACAAAACAGTAATGAAGATGAAGAAATGGAGGATATGATTGTTAAATAAAAGGGGTGAAAGATTATGCAAGTAAAAGAAATATTAGAACAACATAAAAAAGAACAAACTATGTATAATCTTGATGACCTTATAGAAGAATTAAAAAACAAGTGGAATGATGATAAATACTTTTATGATGAAGAAGAAGCGAGAAGGTTTTATAAATTTATAACTAAGTTGGAACTGGATAAAGGCAAAAAGGGACAAAAGATTAATCCTTTAAAATTTCAATTTAGGATCACTAGCGAAATATTATGTGTTAAAGAACGAGAAACAGGGTTTAGAAAACATAGAGAAGCTTTACTAGATATTAGTCGTAAAAATGGCAAAGGAAGTCTTGTAAGTTGGATAGCTGTATACTTATACTTTACAGACTCTACATTTGGAGCAGAATACATAATAGTAGCTAATGATAAGAAACAAGCAAGTAACCTATTCAACACTATGATGTTAATGATAAAGAAAAATAAAACACTTAAAAAGTATGTTAAGATAACTGAAAGTATGCGACAAATGTATAGGAAATCAACTAACTCATATTTAAGAGTGTTGGCGAATGATGGGGCAAACCTTGATAGTTACGCTTCTTATGTAGTTATACTTGATGAAGTGCATGAATACAAAAACAGTGATGCTTATACTAAGTTAAGAACAGGAATGGGATTATGGGATAGTCCTTTATTATTTGCTACTACAACAGCTTCAAGCGGACAAGACCCGCAAAATTTAGAATTGGAATTATATAATTATGCTAAGGATATTGAAAAGGGTAAATTTAAAGACAATAAATTCTATTATGCTATATATGAAGCTGAAAAAGATTGTGATTTAATGGATATAAAGCAACAAATTAAATCTAATCCAGCACTAGGTATTTTTAGAAAGTATGATGATTTAAAAGACTTTATGATTAAAGCTAGTAGAATAAAAACATTTGAAGCCAAGGCTAGGAGGTTATATCTTAATCAACACGTTGCCTTAGATGGTGAAAATGCAATAAACATGAGATTATGGAAAGAATGTTTAAAAGACGTTAAACTAGAAGATTTAAAAGGTACTACTTGTTGGTGTGGTTTAGATATGGCATACATACAGGATATAATTGCCTATGTACAGTGCTTTTACAATGAAAAGGAAGACAAATATATTATATACCCTCACTTGTTTACACCTAAAGGCACGTTGATAGAACGTTCTGAAAGAGATAATGTAAGGTATGATACATGGGTCGAAAATAAAGATTTAATAGGCTTGAATGGCACATATGTAGATAATGAGGAATTGTTTAATTACATAGATGATATAAATTCTAAATATGCATTTAACATAGATGAAATTGTATTCGATAGATGGGGTGCAGGAGATATAAGGAGCAGATTAGAAAAGCATTATACAGTAGCACCTTTTGGACAGGGCTATAAATCAATGTCCCCTGTTATTCGAGATTTTGAAATTATGTTGTTAGATAAAAGATTAATAATAGCTAATAATCCAGTGTTAACATGGATGGCTAGTAATGTTATAGCAACAGAAGACCCAGCAGGGAATATTAAATATGATAAATCTAAATGTAAAAATAAAATAGATGGGGTTATAGCTATGTTAATGGCTTTAGGTAGAGCAATATTTAATACAAAACAAGCAGTTAAATTGAATAAATATGCTAGTGAAGAATACATAAACAGGTTATATGGTGGTGATGGAAATTAAAAATTTAATAAAAGTTTTATTGAAGAATATACCAGAGGTTTTATTTATTTTAGGTATATTCTTTATTATATTTAGCACTTTTTTAATAAATTACATAGCAGGAATGTATGTTTTAGGTGCTATTTTAACAATATTAGGGGTTCTATTCGCCAGACATGAGAGGAGGTGAATAAGTGGGGTTTTTAAATAAAATAGTAAATAATACTACTGTATCTATGCAAGATAAAGAGTTTTTACAAATGTTGGGGATAAATGTAGATGGAATAGCCCCTAGTAAGATAGGAGAAATAACATATTTTACTTGCCATAGGATATTATCTGAAACTATTTCTAAATTGCCTTTGAAAATTTATAAAGAAACTGCAAACGGAAATGAAAAACAAATGCATTATTTAAACTCTATATTAAGATTACAGCCCAATCCGTACTATAGTGCTAATACCTTTTGGAGTTGTGTGGAATTTGCTAGAAACCACTACGGTAATGCTTTTGTATATATAGAAAAAGAAAGAATGGGTAAGATTAAACATCTTTGGATATTACCTAGTAACTCCGTACAAATTTACATAGACAACAAGGGTATATTTAAGCAAAAGAACGCGTTGTGGTATGTTTATACAGAACCTCGAACAGGCAAACAATATACAATGCGACAAGATGAAGTTTTACACTTTAAAAGTTGGATAACACAAAACGGGGAAGGTATAGTCGGGTTATCTGTAAGGGAAATATTAGAAAGCTATATTACAAGAGCACAATATGCTAATAAATTTTTAGGCGAATTAACCAAAAATGGCATGGTTACAGATAAAATAATAATTCAATATACAGGAGATTTAAACACTAAAGCAGAACAGGCACTAGTTGAAAATTTAGAAAGCTTTAGTAGTAAAAATGCGGGGAAATTCATTCCTTTGCCATTAGGCATGACAGCTAGTAATATAAGTTCTAAATTAACAGATAGTCAATTTTTAGAATTAAATAAGTACAATGCATTACAAATAGCAGGAGCATTTGGGATTAAACCACAATTCTTGAACGATTATGATAAAGGTAACTATGCTAACGTGGAATTACAACAGGAAAGTATGTATAAGGATACTTTATTACCAATATTGAGCCAATATGAACAGGAATTAGCTATTAAGTTATTTACAAATAAAGAAAAGCAAGATAATTTTTATTTTAATTTTAATGTAGATGCTATTTTAAGAAGTTCTTTTAAAGCTAGATTAGACGCTTATGCAGTAGCTGTAAATAATTCTATAATGACACCTAACGAGTGCCGTGATAAAGAAAATCTACCAAGAAAAGAAGGTGGGGACGAATTAGTTGGTAATGGTAATTATATGCCAATGAAAATGGCAGGTATTCAGTGGAAAGGAGGTGAAGAAGAATAGTGAAAATTAACGTTAAAGGTACAATTATAAGCAATGACGATAAAATGATTTACGATTGGTTTGAAATGGATTCTACTTGCCCTAGAGATATAGAAGAAGCATTGGACAAAGCTAAAAAGAATGAAGAAATAGAAGTAATAATAAATAGTGGTGGCGGAAGCGTGTTTGCAGGTAGTGAAATATATTCCCTATTAAAAGAATATAAAGGAAAAATAACAGGTAAAATAGTTGGTTTATGTGCAAGTGCGGCGTCTGTAATAGCAATGGGGATTAATAATTTAAAAATGTCACCTACTGCCCAAATAATGATACATAGAGCCAGTATGATAAGTGCTGGGAACAGTGAGGATTTTGCAAAAGGTGCTGAAATATTAGAAGGGATAGATAAGAGTATAGCTAATGCCTACATACTTAAAACAGGGTTAAAACAAAATGAATTGCTTGATATGATGTCTAAAGAAACGTGGCTAGATGCTAAAACAGCTAAAGAAAAAGGATTCGTTGATGAAATTATGTTCGACGAAGATAACAAAATAGTAGCTAGTTTTAACAGTGGAGTGATACCACCACAAATAATAAATAAACTAAGGAATGAGTTTAAAGAAGAAAAACAAATAAATGAAAAAGAATTAGAAATTGCGAAAGCAAAGTTAAATTTACAGCTTAACCTATAGGCTGTTTTTTTATTGCAAAAATTTAAAAAGGAGTGTTGAATTAATGAAATTATCAGATGAAATGAAGCAAGAATTACAAGGGTTACAAAATGAAGCTAAAGAATTAATAAATAAAGAAGGCGTTACAGCAGAGGATATAAATAATAAAGCTAAAGAAATAGAAACTCTAAAAGCTAAGATAACAATGCAAGAAAATATCGAAGAAGAAGAAAGAAAAGAAATGGAAGATAAAATAAACAACGGAGATGCTACACTGTTGGAAGGACAAAAACAAGAAAATAAGAAAGAAGATTATAAAAAGGCTTTTGTAAATGGATTAAGAACCAAATTTACTTCAACTGAAATAAAAAATGCAATGAGCGAAGGTTCTAACACTGATGGTGGGTATATAGTTCCACAGGATATACAAACTACTATAAATGAACTAAGAGAAAGCAAAGATGCTTTACAAAACTACATAACAATAGAGAATGTAAATACTTTAAGTGGTTCAAGGGTATTTAAAACAAGAGCACAACAAACAGGTTTCGCAGAAGTTGATGAAAACGGAGCTATAACAGAAAAAGCTACACCACAATTTACACAATTACCTTACTCTGTTAAAAAGTATGCAGGTTTTATGAAAGTTACAAATGAATTATTAAAAGATAGTGACCAAGCAATAACAAGCACTTTATCAACATGGATAGGTGATGAAAGCAGAGTTACAAGAAACAAATTAATATTAGCTGAATTAAATAAAAAAGCTAAAACCGCTTTAGCTGGTATAGATGATATTAAAACAGTTATAAATGTAACACTTGACCCAGCTTTTAGGAACACTTCTAGTATAATAACTAATCAAAGCGGTTTTGATTATTTAGATAAATTAAAAGATAATGATGGTAATTATTTATTACAACCTTCTGTATCCAGTCCAACTGGCAAAATGTTAAACGGATTAGACATAATAATTGTTAGTAATAAAGACTTACCAAACGATACTACAAGTGGCACAAAAGCACCTGTTATAATAGGAGATTTAAAAGAAGCTATTATCATGTTCCAAAGAGAAGGAACTTCAATTATGGCGAGTGATGTTGCTGGTGATGCATACTTAACTGATGTGACATTATTTAGAGCAATAGAAAGATTACAAGTTGTAACAAAAGATTCCGAAGCGTTTGTATATGGACAGGTTACTATAGCGTAGGAGTGATTAAATGAAAGTTAAAGCAAAAATAGAATGTACAGGAGAAGGATATAAAGATTTTCATATAGGAGAAGTTAGAAATTTACCAAAGCAATTGGCTGAAAAGCTGATTGCTTTTTCTTATGCAGAAGAAGTTAAAAAAGGTGATAAGTAATGGATATTCTAACATTAATAGAGGTTAAACAGTTTTTAAGAATTGATTATGATGACGAGGATAACTTTTTGCAACTATGCATACAAAATGCAGAAGAATATATTCGTGATGCTGTAGATGACTTTGACACTAAAATACAGATAGATAGATTTAAAACAAGGGTTAAATTATTTGCTTTATTTATCATACAAGATATGTTTGACAATAGAGAGCTGACAACAAAAGACAATGAAAAATATAAATATATAGCTAGGTCTTTTATAACCCAAATGAGATTTAATCCATATGAAAATATTTAGAAATAGAATTTTTAAAACGTATAAAAGTAAGCATAAAGAAAAACTATTTTTAAATTTTTTAGCAGAATCGAGGTGTTAAATGGAAACAAGAGAATACAATACACCGTTGGAGCTGTGGGGAATGGTGGAGGGCGAAAATGAATTAGGTGAAACAATAAGAGAAGAAGGTAAGATAAAAGATGTTTGGTGTAAAGTTATTCCTACTAGCGGAAGTGTGAACACTATACCTAACACAGAAATAAAGTATTCCAATGTAACACATAAAATAAGGTGCAGAAAATTAAGCGTTAAAAATCCCGAAGTTAATATGTTTTTTAAAGACAAAGAAGGCAATAAATACGAAGTGGAATATTTTCAAAGAGATTTTAAAAACAATGATTTTATAGAATTTTTAGTAAAAATAAAATATGAATAGAGGTGCTAAATGGGTGATTTTGAATTAAGAGAATGGGAAAAAGAACAATTAGTACAAAAATATAATGAACTTAAAGAAGAACATGAGGGGATAAAAAGGCAATTAGAAGAAGCAAATGATTTAATAGATCAATTACATAAAGTTAAAGCTGAATGTTTTGAAAAAATGCAAGGTATAAGAAAAGTACTCTTAGAAAAATACAATTATCCGGTGATGTAGTATGGCTAATGTATTTGATACTACACAATTAGATAAGTTTAGTAAAGATTTATTAAATACAGCTAAAAAAGACTTCCCTAAAAAATCAAAAGCTTTTTTAAGAAAAGAAGCTAGAAAGTTGAATAAAAAAAATAAAGCTACTTTTGCTTCTAAAGGAATAGGAGAAGAAACAGGTAATTTAAAAAAAGGATTTAAAACAGGAAAACTATATAAGTACAAAGGCAAAGATTTAGCTATAAGAGCCTATAACAGTTCCCCTCATGCACATTTATTAAATGATGGTTGGATGCATAAAGCTAGAAATGGGGACGAAAAATTTATCCCTGGCTTTCATTTTATAGAGGATTCGGCACAGGGTTTTAATAGAGAGTATTACACGGATATAGATGATTTTATTGATTCACTATTTGATTAATAAATATAGGGGGTGATTACAATTGTAACACTTAAAGAAATAAATAAGGCTATAGTTACACAAGTAAAAGAGGGTTTAAAAGATACAACTTATAAAGATATACCTTTTGTGTCAACAGATGTAAGAGAAAAGGTTATAAGACCTAGTTTTTACGTAGATTTTACAGAAAACAGAACAGGGTTATTAAATGCAGAAGCCAATCAAAGATTCTTTGATGTTAGGCTTTTTTATTTTGCCCAAAATCGTGAACAAAGCAAAATTGAATTATTAGAAATTCAAGATTTATTGAGTGGAATTTTTGAAAAGAGCATCAAAATTGATGATGACTACCACATAGCTACCAATGAAATTGAATTTGATTCAAGAAGTGAAGAAGGTTTGTTAATAGCAACATTGACTGAACTTTATGCAATGAGTGTGAAAGAACAAACTGGCGAGGAATTAGAAGAATTAGAAATAGGAGGTATTTAAATGGCTAATACATTACCAAACATTGACGTTATTTTTAAACAACGTGCAACAACTTTTTTACAAAAAGGTGACAATGCTATTTTAATTATAAAAGATGACACGGATAAAACTTTCAATAGAGTAGAATATAAAAATTTAGCTGAATTAGAACTAGACAAAACAAAGTACACAGCAATTAATTTGCAACATATTAAAGATGCCTTACTAGGAAACCCTAACAAGGTTATTGTGGTGAGGATAGATTTAGAAGCAACTATTACAGATGCTTTAGATATAATCAAAGGTTACTATTCAACTGGTTGGGTTACTTTAGTATCAGAAACTAAAACAGATTATGACGCTTTAGTTAGCTGGACAAAAACAAGAAGAGATATAGATAAAAAGACTTTTAAAGCTGTAGTGTACAACCCTACAACAGCACCCGACCATGAAGGTGTCGTAGTGTTAGGAAATACAAAAGTAACTTTCAAAGATAATACTAGAGGAGAAAAAGATGGGTACGAGTTTTTACCTACATTATTAGGATATATAGCTAGTGCAGGGACAGATACAGGAACAACATATATGGTTATGGAAAACTTAAAATCAGTTTTAGAACCAGCTAATCCAAATCAAGAGATTCAAGCAGGAAAATTAATCTTGATAAACGATGAAAATATCGTAAAAATCGGATTGGGAATAAATAGTTTAACAACATTTAATGATGATAAAAATGAGGATTTCTCTTTAATTGAAGTAATTGAAACAGTAGATTTAATTAAAGATGATATAAGAAAAACATTTAAAAATAATTACATAGGTAAATTCAAGAATAAGTTAGATAATCAAATGTTATTTGTAAGTGCGGTTAATACTTATTTTAATAATTTAGCTAGTAGAGATATTTTAGACAATGCATTTAACAATACAAGCTTTATAGATATAGAAGCACAAAGGAAAGCATGGGTAGACAGTGGTAAGATAGAAGCACAAGAATGGGACGATTCTACAGTTAAAAACAATACTTTTAAAAGAAAAATGTTCTTAGGTGCAAATATAAAAATCTTAACTAGCATGACAGATTTACAACTAGTTATAACTATGGAATAGGAGGGGTTTGAATGGATAAAGGTAATGAAGTTATAAGTGGAAACGAAGGTAGAGTATGGGTTAATACTGAACTATGGGCGAATCTTTCTTCTATTGAAGCTAAGTGTTCTTTAGAAACAGAGGATATAAGATTCGTAGGTGATCCAAACAAATATACAAAAATAACAGGTAACAATATAGAAGGTACTATAACAGTAAAGAAAACAGATTCTAAGGCACAAAGATTGTTAGCAGAAGGCTTTAGAACATTAAATATGCCAGACATTAATATAGTAATTTCAACAGCTAAAGTAAATGGAAATTCAGTGGAAAGATTAAAATTAGAAGATGTTGTATTTACAGAATTGCAACTCGCTAAGTTAGAAGCGGGGGCAATGATAGAAGAAGAATTGCCTTTTACAGCTAGTTCATTTGAATATTTAGAATTAATCTAAGGAGGATTTTATGGGTAAAAAAATAACATTAGAGGATTTTATAAAAAAAGCTACAGATAGATATAACAAAAGAAAAAAAGTGGTAGATATAGAAGTTGAAGGGTTTGGAGCATTAACGTTCAAAAGACCTTCTGATAGCGATTTACTAGAGTTCAAAAACACTTTAGCTAATAGTATTAAATTCAGCAAAGATGAAAGTATAGATAAATTAAATTATGGACAAATGTTAAACGCGTCTAAAGAATTAGTTTATAATAGTTGCGATATTCTACATAGTGATGAACTTATGAAAGAACTAGAGTGTGGAGAACCCTTTGATATTCCTGTTAAAATATTCGGGATTGATGGAACTATACAATTAGCACAAAAAATAAATGAAGAATTTGAGGACAGTAATGCAGAAGTAGTAATAAAAAACTCATAAGAGGTAATAACGACGAAGGGGGCGAACTTAGTTGGATTAGTTATTATTTAGACCGAAGTTCTCAACCCTTAGATTATTACCTCAATTTAAATTCGTTGGAGAAACAATTTTATATAGAGAGTATGCAATATAACATTAAACTTAAAGTTAAATATGATAAATCAAAATTAGATTATATATTTGGGGAAGGTAAAAAATAGCCTTCCTTTTTTATTTTTAAAGAAAGGAGGTTATATATGGCTTCCAAGACTATAGGTGTTGTTTTATCCCTGCGAGACCAAATGAGTAGCGGATTACTTAAAGTAAATAAAAATATAGAAGGAATAACAAAAGAAGCAAAAAGAGCATCCCAACAGGTTGCTTCTTTTGCTCAAAAATCTAAGGATAACTTTGAAAAAATTGGAGATAAAGCAATAAAAGCTGGTGCAGTTATAGCCGGTGCCTTAGGTGCGGCAGCACTTAAAACTGGTATCGGTGAAGGAATGAACATGGAAGGGTTTAGAACTCAACTTATTACAGCTACAAAAGACGCTAAAAAAGCCGCGAAAATTATGAAGTGGTCGGTGGAGCTTGCCAATGCAACACCATTCGAAACGGGTGAAGTTGTAGAAGGAAGTGCACGTTTAGAAGCTATGGGACTTTCTGCACAAAAGAATTTAGGGATAATAGGAGATATGGCAGGGGCAACCAATAAGCCCCTTATGCAAGCTGTAGAAGCTTTTATAGATGCTCAAACTGGTGAACTAGAAAGATTGAAAGAGTTTGGGATCAAGAAAGCTGACATAGCTAAAAAAAGTAACGAAATGTTTAGAAACCAAGAAGTGATAAATAACAAAGGCCAAATAGTAGATCAAGAAAAGTTTAACCAGGCCTTACTAGCAATAATGAATGAACGTTATAAGGGCGGAGCTGAAATGCTCGCACAAACAGCTAAAGGTATGTGGAGTACAGTTACAGGAATTGTTAAAAATAGTTTGGCTAAAATAGTAGGCTTGACAGATGAAGGAACCATAAAACAAGGTTCTATAATGGAAAAACTGAAAGGAAAAATAAAGCAAGTAGCTGACACTTTGCAACAATGGCAGAGCGATGGTACTATGGATGCAATAGCTAATAAAGCAAGCGAAGTTTTTACAAAGGTTTATGATGTCATTAGCAAGGTTATAACTTTTATAGTAGAGCATAAAGATGCTATAGCCAATTTTGCTATAGTCTTTTTTTCTTTGTATTCTGCTATTAAAATTGTTAAAAGTCTAAAACTTGCTATAGAAGGGATTAAAACTGCGGTTGTGTTAGTAGATGGGGCTTTGAAATTAACCACCGTTGGTTGGATTACAATTGCTATAATGGGATTAATAGCTGTAGGACTGTTATTGTGGAAAAACTGGGATAAAATAAAACAAGCAGCACAAAGCTTATGGGATAAGATAAAAACAGTGTTTACTGGGATATGGACTAGTATAACAACAGTTTTTACAAATATATGGACTACAATTTCTACAGTTTTTACAAATATATGGACTAGTATAACAACGGTGTTTACTAATATATGGACAACGATAACAACAGTAGCTACAAATATATGGACAGCTATAAGTACTGTTTTTACAAATATATTTAATTTTATAGTTACAATATTTACGCCTATCGCAACTATAATCGAAGCAATATTTAAAGGCATATTAGCAGTTATAATAATAGTTGCTACATCTATATGGACTACTATAACTACAATATTTACAGCAGTGTGGACTACAATAAGTTCGATTTTTACAGCTATATGGGGAGTTATAAGCAGTGTATTTACAGCTATATTTGGAGTTATAAGCAGTATATGCAGTGCTATTTTTGGAGTTATAAGTAGTATATGGAATAGCATACTAGGAACTATAAGTGGTATTTTAAGTGGGATATGGAGCACTGTAAGTGGAATATGGAGTAGTATTTATGGGACTATAAGCGGGATAGTAGGCAATATAGCTAGTTCAATAAGTGGTGGATTTTCTGCTTTAATTGGAATTTGTGCAGGCATATTTAATAATATAAAGGATACTGTAATGGGAATTTTCCAAGGCATATGGGACGGAATAAAAAGTATCATAAATGGCGGTATAGATATGCTAAACGGATTCATAGGTGGTGTCAATAAAGTTATATCAAAAGCCAACAAAATTCCGGGGGTTAATATAGGAAGTGTAACCGAAATACCTCATTTTGCCAAAGGGACACAATACTCTCCAGCAGGCATGGCATTAATTAACGAAGAAGGCGGAGAGTTAAGAAAACTATCTAGTGGTGAAACAATAATACCTGCGGATAAGTCAAGGCAGATTATGAATGGTACTTCAAACCCTACGTTTAATATTTATTTTACTGGCAACGTTGGAAGTGAAGAATTTTTCAATCAAGCAGGACAACATATAGTAAATCAAATTAAATTATCAATGCAAAATATGTAAAAAGTGTAAAAGGTGTGGCTTTAAGCTATGCCTTTTTTATTTAGGAGGTGTGGCATGGCAAATATATATTTTAGTACATTAGATAGAAAACAAACCTATGAACTTCCTATTTTACCAGAAGAAATGCCCGAACTTAGTAAAAGTGCTAAAAATGAAGTGTTTGAAACTTTTAATAATAGTGAATATAACTTTTTAGGAGAAGTTAGTTTAATAAGCTTTAGCTTAGAAAGTTGGTTGCCTGCATATCCAAACAAATACAGATGGGCAAAGAGCCAAATTAATCCTTATCGTTTGATTAATATGTGGAATATAGCACAAAACACTAAAAAACCACTTAGGATTGTTATAAATAGAAATAAGAATAATTTTCTACCACAAGAGTTGTTAAATTGGTTAGTTAGTATAGAAAATATAAGCTGGCACGAACTCATAAACGGTGATGTAGCCTATAAACTAGATTTAAAACAGTATAGGGAGATAAGATAATGTGGTACTTATATACTTCTTATATAGTAGGTAAAGGCTATATAACTAAAGAGATAATAGGTAAGTGCAATAATCTAAGTTGGTCTAACGATATAGATACTTTAGCCACTTCCTTGTCTTTTGATTCTATATTAGATCTAGCAGAGGGAAGAAGTAAAATAATTTTAAAGAAAGATAAAATAGTAATTTTTGAAGGTATTATAGTTAGTAAAACTAATAAAGAAAATATACATAGTTACACCGCAATGGATTACGCTTTCTATTTAAACAAAAATAAATATGTAATGCAATTTAGAAATGTGTATGCAAAAATTGCTTTACAACAAGTATGTAAAAAGGTTGGTATTAACAATAGTATTACATGGTTAGGTACTAGGATAAATAAGCTATATTATCAAGAAACCCTAAGCGATATAATAAAGGATATTTTAGAACAGTGCAAAAGAGAAATAGGAACAAATTACATAATGGAAATGCAAGGGAAAACACTTTATATAAACAGATTAATAGATTTAAAAATTAATTCAACTGTGTTAATAGAAAAAGATTATAGTGTTAGCAGAAGTATAGAGGATATGCAAAATAGAATCATAGCAGTGAATAATGATGGCAAAATTATGGCAGACATAAAAGATACAAAGAACATTAAAACTTATGGAGAACTTGCAGATATTATAAGTGTAGAAGATAAAAATACTAGCCAAGCTTATAATATAGCCAAAAATGAATTGAGAGAAAAAAACAAAACTAAAAAAGAATTAACTTTTAATACAATAGACACTGGAAAAGGAATTTATATAAATTGCAATAGATTAATTAGAGTTAACTTAGGTAAATACGGTGTAAATGGTTGGTATAGAATAAAAAGCACACAGCACACGTTAAATAATAATATACATAAGATAGGGATAACAATAGATTTTAGTTAGGAGGTATCTGAATGAACTATGACGTAGAATTTGCACAATGGCTAAAAGAAAGAAATAATAAAAATAGAATTGGTTCTACTATAGGCAAGGTAGTTAAAGAAAGTCCTAATTACATTATAAATATTGGAGATAATGATTGCTATATAGACACTACAAATTCAACCTTGTGTGAAAACCTAAAAACTAAAAAAGGAAACTCCACTATAACAATAGATGGAATTACATATAATATAGAAGTCAAATTTGATAATAAATTAAATATAAATGATGCAGTGTTGGTAATCGCAGATGAAAGCAACCAACACTTTTTTATAGTAGATAAGATATAGGAGGTGTAAACATGGCACTACTCCCTGAAGAAGATATAATAATTGAAGAAGTAGAAGAAATAGAAGAAGAACAAACTTTATCCAAATTGGGTAAGGTTTTTTTATTTGATTTTGAAAACAACAGATATGTAATTAAAGATGGTAAACCCGTGGAATGTACAGAACGGCAAGCATTAAAGCAATGGATACATTGGATATTACTAACTTATAAAGATAAATACAATGTTTACAAAGGTACAGACTTTTATTGCAATATAGAGGATTTAGTAGGAAAGAAAAGAAATGCATTTATTCTTTCAGAACTACAAAGAGAAATTGAAGAAGCAGTTAAAAAACATAGATATGTAGATCACATAGAAAATTTTACAACTACACAAGGGAAAACAATGTTAAATGTTCAATTTGATGTTGTTTTAAAGAATGATGAAGTAATTAATATATCTGCTTAGGAGGTGGAATGTTGAGTGTAAATATAAAAACAGAGGAACAATTAATAACTGATATGTTAGGGAATATATCTAACGTATATGAAAAAAGCCAAGGCTATCCTACCTACGATATAACTAAAACTAATGCTATAGAGTTAGCTAATTTATATCAATATGCTTTATCTATAGCCAACCTTAGATTAGTAAAAAACCTAACAGGTGATGACCTAACAGCTAGAGTGTATGACAATAAAGGTATAGTTAGAAAAGTAGCAACTAAAGCAAAAGTAATTTTAACCTTGACAGGGACAGGAACTATAAATAAAGGCGATTTGTTTAGTACACCAAACAATATAGAGTTCCAAAGTTTAGAAACAAAGCAAATAACAGAAACAGGCACAATATTAGCAGAGTGTACCCAAGCAGGGAACGTAGGTATGGTCGGGGCTAATTCTATTGTAGAGTTCCCAGTAACTATACAAGGCTTTACAGCAGTAAATAATAGTGAAGCCAGTTATGATGGTTTCGAAGAAGAATCCGACGATTCTTTAAAGCAAAGATACTACGAATCTTTAAAAAATCCAATAACAAGTAATAACCAAGCTCATTTTATATATTGGGCTAAAAGTGTAACAGGGGTCGGCAATGCTAAAGTAATACCACTTTGGAACGGAGATTTAACAGTAAAAGTTATAATAATAGATTCCAATATGCAACCAGCCAGCACAGATTTAGTTAATACAGTGCAGGAGTATATAGACCCTAAAGGTGTATTTGATTCTAATACAAATACATGGAGTTTATGGGGAACAGGTGCAGGAAGTTCAGCCATAGGAAATTATTGCACTGTAGTTAGTGCTACAGCTAAAAACATAGATATAGAATGTTCGATAACCAAGGCTAATGGATATAGCGACGAAGAAATAAAAACAAATATTTCTACTAAGATAACAGAATACTTAAAAGAAATTGCTTTTTCTACAACTATGAATTATGTAAGTCATGCTAAGATAATATCCTTAATCTTGTCAGCAGATGGTGTCCTTGATGCACAAAATGTAAAAATAAATGGAAGTCTAAGTGAAAATGTTTCTATAGGAGATGAAGAAGTCGCAGTAATGGGAACAGTTGCATTGGTTTAATGGAGGTGACACATGGAAAGTTATATTAAAAATGAAATAGACAGTATAAAAGATGAGCTAAGAAATGTTAAGTCAGATTACGTAAAAAAAGATGATTTGGATTATCGTAAACTTAAAGAAAAGACAGATAAGAATAGCGAAGATTTAACAGAATTAAAAACTAATATTAAAACATTTAGTATTATGTTAGATAAAAATAATACTCTAACTGAACAAAATAATATAACAACAACTAGATTAACAACTATATTAGAAACCTTAACAGATAACGTAAAAGAAACTAAAGAAGATGTAAAAGAACTAACTAATAAAGTCAATAAAATAGATAATGATACTTCAAAAAATACAGAGAACAGGATTACAACTAAACAAATAGTAATAAGCATAATTACAGCTTTATTGTTAGGTGCTATTATTGGCGGTCTATCTATTCAAAGTCAATCTAAAGAAGGTGATAAAACTGGATACAACACAACAATTAATAAACAACTTACATAAACGGGTTAGACAAGACCCTTACATTATAGAATTATGTAATTCGAGTGGTTTAGAAATGGACACTATAGAAGATGTTTTAGAGGATATTAGAAAACAATTTAGATTTGAAACAATGACATGGGGCGCTGATTTATTGGCTAGTGAGATGGGAATTAAGTTAGATCCATCCCTAAAGCAAGATGAAAAAAATAGTATTATAGCTGCTAGATGGAAAAGTGAAGGGAAAGCGGATATTAATTTATTACAAGCTATATGCAATAGTTGGCACAATGGTAATGTAGAAGTTAAATTCGTAAATGGGAAGATACAATTAAAATTTAATGGTATATACGGAATACCTACAGATTTGGACAGCTTAAAAAAGCAAATAGATTTATCTAAGCCCTCACATTTGGCTATAGATTATTTATTTGCATACTTATTATTAAAAGATGTAGAAGCTATGTCTTTAACAACATTAGAAAACACTACATTAAGTAATTTCGCATTTTAGGAGGGATTGAATGAGTAAAGAGACAACTAACTTAAAATTATTTCAATATGATAAGGAAACAGATAATTTTGATATAACTACTTTTAATATAAAACAGTGTCTTAATGATAATTGGGATAAGTTGGATACTGCTATCTCGCTTAAAATGGATAAGGCTATAAAAGATGACACACTTAATAAAAAGTATCAAATAGGTATAAATAATGGACTTTTATATTATAAGGAGGTTTTATAATATGGCAGGTGAAATTTATATCGCTGATAAATCAACATTAGATTTAACTAAAGCAAACACAGATACAATAAAATTAGATACAACTATTATAAAAACAAATGTGGAAGAAATAAAAAACAACTTCCCGATAAACACTGATTCTCAATATAAATTTTTTAATGCAATTACACAAAATACAGGAACTATATCAGCAGGAACAAATAAAACAGTATTTGAAATACAAGGGGCTGGATATCTTAATGCTTTTTATTTTAAAGGTAAAACAAGTGGTAAAGCATTTGCAGATATATATATAGATAATGAATTGATATACTCTACAGGTTTGTATAGTACTGATGACTCTGTTTTTGGTATTTTTCAAACAACTATTTATAATACTGGTTTTTTATCTATACCAACCTATAATGATTATAAAAGTTTAGGCATAAATCCAAGTACACCATCACATCCCGCAGATAATTATACAGTTTTAATTCCAGAAAAATTATATTTTAATAATAATTTTAGGGTAATAGCAAAAAATACTGATACTATTAATTTATCTGGTTATGAATTTACTTTTTTAGGCGCTAAATTAAACATTTAAAATGGAGGTACCAACAATAGAAAATAATAAAAAATCCAAATTAAATAAGGAGGTAAACTATGGATATAAATTTATTAGATTACATAAAAGAACAGGCATTTATTTTAATACCTGTTCTTTACGTTTTAGGGCTGATGCTAAAAAGTAATAAAAAAATACAAGATTGGGTTATCCCGTGGATATTAACAATTTGTAGTATAGTAGGAGCTGTACTTTTAATGGGACTAAATATAAATGCAGTAATTCAAGGTATTTTATGTGTTGGTGTTGCTGTATATGGAAACCAACTTGTAAAACAAACCACAAAAAAGAGAGAGCAAGTTTAATACTTGTTCTTTTTTTATTAAAATAATTAGGAGGTATTTTTATGAAAATAGGAATAGATTGTGGACATACGATGTCTGGTGCAGATTATGGAGCAGTAGGAATAAAAGCAGAATCCAATTTAACTAGAGAGGTAGGAACAAAAGTTATAGCTAAATTGCAAGCTTTAGGGCATACAGTCATTAAGTGTTATAAAGATACTTGCAGTAGCCTAAATGATAGTTTAAGCTATAGAACTAATACAGCCAATAATAACAATGTAGATTTATATGTATCTATTCATTTTAACTGTTTTAATGGTTCCGCTCATGGAACAGAGGTTTTAACTTACAGAGGAAAATCTTTCACAGAAGCATCTAGGGTTTTAAATAATATAGTTTCCTTAGGTTATGCAAATAGAGGTATAAAAGACGGAAGTAATCTTTATGTAATTAGAAATACAAAATCTAAAGCTATGCTTATAGAATGTTGTTTCTGTGATAATAGAAACGATATGAACAGATATAATGCGGATAAGATGGCTGATGCTATAGTAAAAGGTTTAGTAGGTACTATAATAAGTACACCAAGCCAACCACCTACAAATAATAATAATAGTGGGTGGATTAATTTAGATGGGGAAACAGGTACAATAAATACACCAAGCGGTGTAAATGTTAGGGAAAAGAAATCTACATCTTCTAAAATATTAGGTGCTTTACCTAATGGAACAAAGGTTAGATTGTATAGAAAAGAAGGGGACTGGATGCACATTTATTATCCTCCACATGGTGGATATGTTTATGCTAAATATATAAAATATTAATGTTAGAGGTAACTGTAGTTTTATACTATAGTTACCTCTTTTTTATTTTTGCAAAAATATTTTAAAAAAACTATTGACATTCACCGTATGCGGTGATATAATATAATTAAAGATAAGGAAAGGGGATATGAAAAATGAAATTTAGTAAAGAGGTTGTTAAAAAAGCTCACGCAATGGCAAGAGAGATAAAAAAAGAATATGTAGAGGTTGATTATAAAACACAATTTGGATTATGTGTTTCATATCTTCTTTCAGAAGAAGTAGAAGAAACAGAGTTAAGTGTAGAAGAAAAGATAGAAAATGCAGTTCAAAAAGTTGCTAAAACTCACGGAGAAACAGACGTAGTAGTAAAAATAAAGAACTGGAAAGAAAGAAGAATATATATTAATGTATATTGCTTTAAATCACAATTTGATTGTTTTATAGATTTAGTAGATGGTAAGGCTAAATATTACGACAAAACTCTATGCGGAGCATGGAGAAATAGAATACAAAATACTTTATTTGCTACAGTAAAAGAATGTAAAGAAGAAATAGTAAAATTATATAAATAGTTATATTTTTTTACTTGACTTTCACCGAAAACGGTGATATAATATAATTAAAGATAAAGAAAGATGAAAAACTTATTTAACTTATAAAACAAGGTTTGTGGCTACCTTAAAAGCCACACTGATTTTAAATTTTAGGAGGCTGTTAAAATGAGAAAAGAAAAAGAATTAAAAAGTATTATTAAAAGTGGAATTATAGAAAGAATAAAAAATACTGATGATTTAAAATTTGTGTTTGGAATAACAGAAAAAGAATGGGATAAGATGCAAACTTTTGCTCAAAGTTCTACAGATTTAGCACCAGAAGGTACTTTGGATAGCGATTATCAACTTAATTATATTAATTCAGAGGGTGAAGAAGATTTTGTTATCCTATCATGTAATTTTAATATTTTAGAAAAAGACCCAGAAGGCTATGAAGATGAAATCGACAAGTATAATATAAACAATGTAACAATATCTATAGATGAATTTGAACTTTTAGAATTGGAAGATGTACTGGACTTATCAGAAGCATCACAAAAATATGGTATAAATATAAACACTCTCAAATCTGCATGTCAAAAAGGATTGAACGGATTAATAGAAGGTATAGATTATAAAAAGTCTGGGAGAGTGTGGCTAATAACAAAAAATGCAATTAAAAAAGTTTGGGGAAACAATTAAATTTTAGATGGTAGTTACAGTTTAAAGCTGTAGCTACCTCTTTTTTTATTTTTTGCAAAAATATTTAAAAAAACTATTGACATTCACCGCAAACGGTGATATAATATAATTAAAGATAAAGAAAGGGGATATGAAAATGAAAGTATTAGAAATGATTGAAACAATCGAAAAATATGAAATGGTTGAGAATGGAATGGGGGGAATAAGAGTAAACAAAAAAATTAATGACAAAGATTTAATTGAAAAATGTAAACTTAACAAAAACTATATATTAATGTTGCTAGATATAAAATACAGATTTGATTATTTAAAAGATGTACTAAAAACACATAGTAACAAAGTTAGTGATAAGCAAGTATTATATGCAATATATTTAAGTGAACAAGACCCTTATTTATGCGGAATGGACAGAAACTTCGATAATATAACTCAAAAAGAAATGCAAGAAATGATAAGAGATTTTAAAAATTCTTGTGATAGAGTAATAAAATAATTAAAATCAGTGTGGCTACCTTAAAAGCCACACTGATTTGGCAAATATAAAATTATTAAACTAGCAGAATTAAAATAAAAACAAAGGAGATAGCTTTTTAAATAAGGCTATCTTTTTTAAATTACTTGTAACAATATGTACAAAATTTGAATTTTGTGTAAATACGGTATATAATTAATAATGGAATATATTATATTGTATAGAAAATTTAAGGAGGTATATATCATGGGAGAAAAAGTTAAAAAGCCATTCTATAAAAAAATATGGTTTTGGGTACTCGCAGTTATAGTTGTAGGAGGAATAGTTGGTACTAACCAAAGCACCCCTAAAAAAGTAGGACAAACAAATGCAAAGGTAGAAAGTAAGAAAGAAGAAACAAAATCCAAAACTTTTAAGGTTGGTGATGTAGTAGAATTAAAAGATTTAAAAGTTACAGTTAATAAAGTTTATACAGTTGCTGGAGACGATTTTAACAAACCTAAAGATGGTAACGAATATATTGCGGCAGACATTACACTAGAAAACACAGGCAAAGAAGAAAAAGCAGTATCTTCCGTTGCAATGTTTAAAGTTGTAGACAAAGATGGTAGACAATGCGAATATTCAGTTATGGGATTAACAGCGGCTAAAGCTGGACAAATGGACGGAACTCTTGGAGCAGGTAGAAAAATGACAGGAGCTTATGTTGTAGAAGTACCAAAAGGCACTACTGGATTAGAATTAGAATTTGATAGTTCTTTACTTTCTGGTGGACAGGTTATAGTAAAATTAAATTAAACATATAAATAAAAATCGTACATTTTTAGTGCGGTTTTTATTTAATTACAAAAGGAGTAAAAATGTTTTATACAGTTAATCAAATAGCGGAAATGTTGCAAATAAGTAAATCTAAAGCTTATAAGATAGTAGCATCTTTAAATAAAGAACTTAAAGAGATGGGCTATATAACAATAGCTGGTAGAGTGCCAATTAAGTATTTTAAAGAAAAATATTATTGCTAGAAATTAAAATAAATGAAGAAAAGCAATCTTAAATGAGTAAAAACTCTAGAGGGTTAACCTTTAGAGTTTTTTATTTATGCTTATCTATTACTTTTATTAGATCTAATAACAATTCCTTATTTTTTTTATCCTTTAGATTTAAATTATATCTTTCTTTTGTTCTGCATAATAAATAATCTAGACTTACGTTGAATATATCTGCAATTTTAACTAAATTAGCTATACTCGGTTCTATAGAACCAGATTCATATCCAGATATGGTTTGCCTAGAAACATTTAAAAACTTTCCAAGTTCCTCTTGTGTCAATTCTTTTTCTTCTCTTAATTCTTTAAGTCTATCCCCAAACAAAAATGATACCTCCTATAAACTTTTATAAAATAAGTTTATAGCAGGCCAAGAAGTATTGTTTCAAATTCCAGCTATTCTGTCCTTTTCAAACATAAAGGACATGAAATCTTTACATTAAGAAAATATAAAAATACAGCAATTGGACAAATATTAAGTTCCATTGCCAAATTTTCTATAAGATTTATATTAACATTAATCTTATACATAGAGTTGTTTTCTAATTTACTTAAATGAGGTTGTGTTATACCTAATCTGTTCGCTAAATCTTCTTGTCTAATTCCTTTATGTTCTCGAAAAATTTTTATCATATGTACCACCTCGCCCAAATATCCTATTTATTTTAATTTTACGACAAAATATTACAATAATAAATAAGAAAAATGTGGAAATAAAACGAACGATATTCATATCATGAATATTTTCTGTTGTATAATAGCATTAAAGGGAAATACTAGATTATAAGAATTTTAAAAGAATATTTAAAAAATTTTATCCGAACAGATGTTCTTGAATGTTTGAACTATTAGAGGTATAATTTAGTAGTAAAGTAAAATTAGTGATTACCGGGGGAATACATATGAAAAAGAGACAAGCTAAATCTGGTAAAAAAACAAGAGTTATATTAATAATAAAAACTAAAAATAAAAAGTAGGAAATTTTATTAATTTCCTACTTTAAAAAATAGCCTATATCAATATTAAATTTACTACTAATTTTATTTAAGTTTTTAATACTAGGATTAAACCCTAATTCATATTTGCATAAACTTGAATATCCAATTGAACATATTTTAGCAAATTCACGTTGAGTACATCCTTTAATCATTCTTAACTTATAAATTTTTTCAGCTATGGTGTCTTCAGGTAGGTTAGAATAGGCTACAGATTCATTAGTTTCAATTGTTTTAAAAATCTTTTTAAATGTTGCAGTTTTGTTTACCTTGCATGT